CAATCCGTTACAAAATGTAACACTAGAGACTTCCACATCTTCTGATAGGTTAAAAATCCTATCAAATGATCTTGCTGCTAGTCCTCGGTGTAGAAACTCATCGTTTCCTTCACTTGGTCTTTCTTTCTTTGACTTTATATGTAGTTGCTTTTCTTTAGTAGATACTTCTACCTCTTCTTTGCTCCAACCTGCTAAACCTAGTTCGATCTTCCACTCATTATCATTGAGTTTTTGGATGTTGTACGGAGGATAAGAACTGCTCTGGGGGTTTAGACCGAAAGCGTGTAATCTTGTAAATGTGTCATCTAGTCCGACACTGTATTTGTTGATTGCGTCAACAAGCACGTCCATATCTTTGGACGCAAAACGTGATAGTCCTGGCATAATAGTTCTCCTTATAAAGCGAGATGTAATTTGTAGTCCCCGAAGGCGACCAACTATATTTAGCGTAGGTAGTACAAATATACAAGTACGGTTGAGGTAGAAATGTCCGTATTGATACCTAATTTTGACTAAATAAATTGCTAAATAGCTTTAAGAAAAAAGGGCACTTAAAATGAAATCCTATCTCCCCTTTGTTATGCTTATATCTTTGACTGCACCAGGAATTGCACGTGCAGATTTGACACATCGCCTCACAAGTAGTGTCCAACTACAAGTAGATGCAGGTTATACTTCCGTGTCACGAGCTGGAAACTCATATAGCACCAGTGGATCTGGTGTCACCACAACTATTACACCGACAGGTGGTAGTGCTGCAAGTAACTTAGGTGGTATCTCAGCAGTCAGCACAGCAGGTGTTGCTACTTTTGCATTACCTGATGCAGTACAGACTACTCAAGGTAATTCATATTCATATACACAGAATATAACAACTGGCGACGCTATCGTAACTACTGCTGCTGATGTAGGTGATGTAAACGGTTACAGTAACACAATTTCAACAGCACCTGGTACAAAAGATACCTTAGCTGGAACCATTAGTACTGCTGGAGCGATGGCTCTAACAGCTGGTGGAAGTGGTACCTCAGCTACTGGACAGTTTGTCACTGAAATCACAATCCGATAAAAACCTTATATATAATGAAACGCATAGGAATCCTATTAATATGCTTTCTAGGGATACCACTGAGAACCCTTGCGGTGCCTGTGGTCCCTAATTTTCAGCAAGGCTCTATGACGAGCCATACGGAAACTGAAAGTACCATAACGGAGACCATAAATTCAATTGATTATCGTACAGGATGGGAATACAGCGTGACAGGGGTAGGAATAAAAAACAATGGGCAACCATTGAATCCCCCAGTGAATACATCAACAGTAACAGTGAACCCCACAGTGGGGTCAGGAGATTCAGCCGTAACTGGAACGGTAACAAGTTCATTCGACAACTTAGACTTCTCTGCACAAAACAGTTTCACAATAAACAATCCAGGCGAAGCATTTCAATTTACCCAGAGCTATCAAGGAGCTGGGATGACGAATCAAACAATAATTCAAAGAGTAACAACTATAGAGTCCGTCACAGATACAACAAGTACATTTACCCAGTAATAGCAACGCTTCTCAGCGTTCAATCTGTACCTTTAAGAGCAGAAGGTGTGGGTGGTGTGTCTGCTACTGCAAATCCAATCGCGAATAGTTCAGGCTCAGTAACCAACCAGGCAATACAGGTTTTACAAGGTCCTTATATCACTAACACCTATGGTGGTGGTGTGCAATGTCAAGGTGCAACGTTCAACCTTACACCATACTTACAGTTTAGTGATTCACGCAAAGATCCTTGGGAAGATTTTTATCAAGATCCACAATATAATTTGTCAGACTTTAGTGGTAGGACTATTAAACAACAAGTGACAGTAAAAAACTACCCTTGGGAGACTTGGTATGATACTAGAACCAAGGCAGACGGTAGTAGGTGGTTTGAAGATGGTGCTGATATGGTTATTGAACAGGATGTAGATACAGGTGATGGTATACCTGATCAAACTACCAATGGAGTTCTTGATCCTATCTGGTACAAACCTATACGTACTGATATGAAGGCGAATCAAAACTTTAACGTAGGTCTATCTGCAACTCTATCCATACCACTTGATAAAAAACTAGGAGAACAATGTAAACAAGCAGCAGATGCACAGATTGCAGCAGTTATACAAGGCACTGCCAATAAGAGATTAGACTTTGAGATCGCGAGATTAAAGAACTGTGGTGAGCTTATGAAAGCTGGTATATTTTTCCATCCAAAGTCACCTTATCACGCAGTCTGTGCTGATGTCGTGGTAACTGCACCAGGTGGTACGGTTCAACCACATTCACATAGCATACCTAAACCTGAATATCAGAATCCTATTTCATCCGACGGGACGGCTTCAGATTTGGGAGTCCTTTCGATTGGCGATATTGATTTGAAATAACTTGTGACCGTGTTGGTTTGTTATCTACCTTACCTAATTTCTTTTTAACAGCATCCATTCCCTTCTTAATAGCAGGTTTCACAACCCTTAGCAGTAAATCTGCTAGGGGTTTTGCTAATAGGGCTGATGTTGTTGCGACTGTAGCTATGACTGCTGTAGAAGATATTACAGGTGCAGTTGGGATAAACTGTTCGACTGGTGGAATATCCTCCCACAGTGTAATACAGATAGTCTCCTCTGGATTTAACTTATAACCTGTCACACGCTCTGTACCTGCCTGATTTGCGTCTCCAATGCGTCTTGCATTAAGGGGAGGGCATTCTACTTCTTTCGTCTCATTCGGTGTCTGAGGTGTTTCTGGAGGGGGTGGTGTCTCTAGAGGGTCTGGATCTCCTGTATCAATACCTTCTGCTTCTTCTTGTTCAACCTGTATAGTTTGCCAACTTAAACCACCTGCATCGTAGTTAGGTGGTTCATAGTATGGCATACCAGCATCACACAAAGTGACATTACCTTTCGGATCATTATCTACTAACTGTTTGTTGGGATTATCTTTTAAATTTTCTTTATGTACCTTGACACAACCAGGCATATAAACAATAGGAGTTCCTATAAGTTGTGTTACTGGTATATCTGGTGTATTAGTAATAGGAGGTACATACATCCACGTTCTTATATCATACAATGGGCGAACTTGAACGAACCTAACACCACTATTAATATTTGGCTGGTAAATATTTGGTATAGATCTTAAAGAATTCACACCACTGTATATTTGTGGTATATAAATTTCACTCATCGTTATAAGAGATGCTGATATTATCTAGCCCTTTTACCTCGCTAGGTTCAACTTTTATCTCTGGAGCAAATTGTTTTTTCTCCTCCTCTTCCCATTCTTCTACAATCTGTTTTGCTTGACGATCCACGTCACGCATAGTGTTATCAACTTTTAGTTTGAACCACCACTCCTTTACCCATTCCAATAATCCTTTATATAAATGTCTCAAGTATGGGTTCTTTTGTTTAAATATCCACTTATCTACTTTCTGATACCACGTAACTTCTCCTTTACCTGGTAGTATTTCCTTGAACCTGTGAACCATTTGGTACCTCCAATCTATAATCGTTCGGCACCTTAATACCATTAACTCCACCTGTTGTAGTAGAGAAACCTTTAAGTTGCCGATACACTTCTTCCGAAATTATAATTCTCAATTCATTTCTTTCTGCTTCAATCCTTTTTTCAGGACCTCCTTGCATTTTATCTAACTGATGTTGGACACCAACAGTCGCACCAGTACCTACTACGGCTGCTGCGGTAACACCTGTTGTTATCTTTTGTAGATCCATTAGAACTGTGGAATACCAAACCCTTCGCCAACAGGAGGTGCCATAGGTTCTGCTTGTGGTGTGGTTGGCAAATCTATTGCTCCACTAAGTCCACCAAGTCCAGCTCCACTAAGTCCACCAGGTAATACTGATTCCATTACCTTACCCTTGACGCTCTCGATAATTGCATCCTTGCGTATGAATACATAGCCAGCAACACCAACGACGGTGAGAGATACAACACCACTAAGTACAGCGATTCCATTGATTAGTTTTTGCATAATGTTTTCCTTTCGGTAATTTATTTAGTAGTTGAAGAACTGCTCTTCACAATATTCTTCACGATAGTTATCTAATTTACGTATAATCTTATCCATCTTCAAGACACTAGAAGCATCACGACGTTGTTGCTCTAGGCAAGCTTCTCGTAATGTTTCTATATCATTATTATTAAACCGCATCGGATTAACATTCCTTATTTAAACCTTCTGCCATATTTCCACCGATGTCAGAACCTTGTTCTCCACCGAACATTGCTACCCAACCAGCAGCCACCCAACCAATAAAAGGAATACCAGTGAGAGCTGGAGCAGCAGCAGCACCAACGCTAGTCCCAACCAAGCGACCAGTTCCTTTTGCTGCACCGATTGCTTCGATACAAGCTTCACTTTTTCGTGTTTTTGATATCTCCTCTGCTTGATACTGAGTCAAACCAGGTGGTGCATCTATCCAAGACCTTGTATTTGATACAGGTCCGCCTTGGTTAGTCTTACCATCCATAAAGTATTCTTCAGCAACCTTCTGTGTGTTGTTAGACAGTCCTAGGAAACCACCTTTGGTTTTTATATCCTTGGTAATATATGCAGTCTTGGGATCGTTAGCTTGATAGCTTAACTGATAACCATCCTTACTTACTTTTGCAGCGTAAGAGGTATAGTCCCCTACTGGTACATTAATACTTGGTAGTTTATTCTCGTTCCTAGCACTGCTAACGAGCATACCTATCATTCCAATGTGTGAGACAGCAACTATGCTACCTACAACTCCAATGGAAATCCATTTCCATTTACTTTCCATTTACTTAGTCTCAGGTTTAATACTTATTGGTGCTTGTTCGATACGAATGGTTTGTGCAGGTGCAGTTTGTGCTGCTGCTGCAATCAACTTCTCCATATCAGATTTGCTTATGCCACCACCTCCACCACCGCCATTCTGTGCACCCTTTTTGGATGTCTGAACGCCAAAGGTAGCTAAAACTCCTGTAAAAACCGAAGCTATGAAAGTCGGATCCAGGTCTTGTTTAGGCATACGAAGTGCCGATGGCAACTCCACGTACGCTAATGTTAAGATCGCACCACTCCAGCACAAAATACCAAGTCTCACAAAAGTAGACAATATTGCCATCTGTTCCTCCTTGTCCTCTGCTGCGTCTTTCAACTTAGCAAATAAACCAGGTTTCTTAGGTGGTTCTTCCTTCAAAGTTTCCTTCTTGGGTTCTTCTTTTGCTGCCATAGTATATTATGAATCTATTACTATATAGCTACTCTTCACCTACTACTTTTTTCTTACCAATATTATACTTAGATTCTAAATTCCATTCACCTTTCTCCTTGTAGGATATAACTTTGATTTGATTTAATGGAGCAAGTTCTCCCAACTTACTTTCAGTAACGATCTCAATCAATCCCCAATCAGATAATAATTTTGTAATCCTATTCCTTCTCTCTACATCATTCGTAGTAATGTTTGCGTGTTTTCCATCCAAAGCGAAGAGTTCTTTGAAGTGGACGATATAATACTTTCCTTTCTTATGCAGTATGTGACACGATTGAAATAACTTTTTCTCCTTTCTTGAAGCTACACCAATACGAGTTAGTGTTTCTCTTACCTTTAAGAAGTCATCAGGTTGTCGTAAAGAAACCTCGACCATAATATCGGTAGACCAAGATACCTCTTGCTCTTCACTCATTTCATTCCTCCAGTATTTAATTTAGATTTGATCAACTCAATCTGATCTTTAGTCAGAATTCGTAAAGCATCCCGAGCTTTGTCATCATTGTACTTGAAGTATTTCTTGATGAGATCAAGGTCTTGAACCTTGTCTTTCTTTTGCCAAGGAGAGAAACGACGTTTCTTTCTCAGACTATTTAGATAAAACGAATATTGCATATCCTTATCAATGTGATGATTCACGTTCATCTCATTAGAGTATATAATTGTATCGATAAAAGCGGATAAACATTTGTTTATAACATAAGGTGGATACTGTCTCATCCAATCCTCACCACGTTCAGCAATGTTCTCCTTTGTCCAGTTAATACTGTTAAGGTAATCAGTTAAAGGGTAGTTGTGCTTGCTCATAATTTGTGATTAGTAGTTCTTTACGTTTGGATTGATCGAGGTTATAAGATCCAGTTGACCTCATAGTATATGTTAAATCCCATTCTTGCATAGTGTGACCATCAAACAAGTTTCTAATGTGTTCATTTGAATTGTATGTGACCATCCACTTGTTTGTAGACTCATTACAGTCCTTAGCAAATTTGTTATGGTTGAATCCCTTATGCATATTTCCTTTCTTACCATAGAGAAAGTCTTTAATATTATAAGGAGGATCCATAAAGACAAAAGCATCACCACCCAATAGTTTTTCATATGAGAGGTTTGTTATCTTCCATCCTTGCATCATTTCAGAATACATTGTTAGTTTGTATATACCATTCAAACTAAAGTTTTGATTAGATGCTTGTCTTGAAAAGGATGAGTTCATTGTCAGACCTGAGAATGAACACTTGTTAATAATATAAAAGTATGCTGCTCTTAGTAAAGGATCATTACCTTTTGATTCTAAACCCTCCTTTGCTTCATCAAATAACTGCGATGCTTTGTCTGGAACTTCGTGTTCTTTTTTAAAGTCTGCAATAAGAGGTACCAATTCTAACTCATTATCTCTTAATTGTACATAGAAATTATAAAGAGGTTTGTATAAATCATTGATCCATATATCTGCGTTTGGATATTGTTTACAAACTTCTATCGCTACTGAACAACCACCTACAAATGGTTCTCTATACTCTTTAAAGTCTGGCATCTTACTGACCAGATACTTTGCAGCACGAGATTTTCCACCAGGATATCGTAGAGGTGTTTTCAAAGATTTCAATGACATAAAAACGATTATCCTAAACCTGGTGATGATGTACGTTTAGAAGCAATATCGTGTGCTTCTTCACCTTGTACAAATCCATCTGGGTTATCATCTTGAACTAATTTAACGTTCAACATATTTTGTCCGAAAGGACCTCCGTTGATAGCACCAGTAGGGAATGTATTAAAACTTATATTAGCACGCCAATCGTCACCTTGGTGAGGAATTGTAAAATGTAGTAACCAACTGGGAAAGATTATCAATGTACCTGGTGTGTGCTTAGGTGCAGGTAAAGCATTCTCATACTCAGATGAAATAATTTCTAGTTGGTTATGAGATCTTGCATACACAGGATCTTGAAACATAGTAGGATAACCTTCTTGTAAGACATAAGTACCACTCCAATATGATAATGGATGTCTATGTAACTGATGACAACCACCACTATGAGGAGGTGAGCATACACCCCACATTAAACTAATCTCAAAATCACCCCACATTTCAAACTTCTGTTCTACTTTAATCTCTCTTAAACAAGAGTGGATCCAATCAGTAAGTTCTTTAAACTCTGGGAGGATATGGAGATTACCTTTTGTAGTCTGTACAGTAAATGGTATGTTAAACTGTCCACGCTCAATAGGATTGAGTGCTGCAACTACAGGATCAACTAATTCTTTATTCTCAAAAGTATATACTTCAGTAGGAAAATACTGATGTACGTTCATAGTCTCCCTTATCTTAGGATCTGACTTATGATCACTTGCCATTTAAAAATTCTTCTTTGAGTTGTGATTTGATCTCATCAAGAGATTTACCTTCACCCATACCATCATCAATGATAGTATTTAAACCATTCTCTACCAACTCCATAAAATTATCACCTAGTTTATCTTTAGAATCTCCTTTCATCTTATTATATTCTACTGCCATATTATAACAATCCATAGAATCTCGATCTTCTTTATCAAATGAAATTGTTCCACCCATCTCTAGAACATTAGCGAGGGGAGAGTCATCCCATTGGAATGTAATACCTTCTGGTGCTTTGTCTAATAGAACTCCTAGTCCTTCATTAATTAAACCAGGCGATTTCTGATTCTTATATGGTGCAACAGTACCTCGACATAAACACTTGTTAGGACCGATGAGTCCTTGTCCTCGTGTTCTAGGATCTGCTAGTTGATCTATAGATGCAACAATAAGTGAATCTTTATTCACATCGTGTATTACAAGGTAATCAAATTCATCACCAAGGTATACTTCCATACCACTCTTTCTTTTCTTTCTAAGATCTAAACTCTTCTGATGTCCTTCGAATCTTTTAACCTGTATCTTTTTAGATGTATAGGGTTTCATAAAATCCCATCCAACATCAATACCAGTATCAGGTTCACAAAGTTGATCACGTTCTAAACTAATATACTCATAGAATTTCCACGCAAAGAAATATTCAGATGCACGACCTCGTATGCGGTGTGTAACTTTTTCTTTTTCTTTAGGGGTAATTCTTTCTTTTGTCATTTGAACTGGCACCTCATCATTAGTTCAGTGCAACAAGCGACGAGATTGACTTCTTGGTCAGCAACAAACGCTGCTTTATATTGATATTCACCAATAACAAGAACTGCTTCGGGGATTGATGCGGGTACTAAATATGTATACAAGTTGTCATATACTTTACGCATAATCTGAGTGGGTTCATTATCCAAATTCTGAACAACCCACTTTCTCATATTCGTAAACTCTTTCTTTTCAATATAACTCATCAAGTCATCTAGTTTGGTATCAGATATTGCTGCAAGAACTCCTGTATCGATCTTACCAATAGAACTATACCTCTGCAATTCATTCAGAGTTCTACGGAAGTCAGGGAAATACTTTTGTACAAGTGCTACCAATACTTTTGGTTCAGATGAAACCTTCTGCTCTTTGAGAATATCTTGTATCCTCTTGAAGAACTGAGCAGCAAGTTGTTGTTTCTCTTTACCAGTAATACTAAAGTCTACAACTGAACAACGTGAATGGAGTGGTTCAATAATCTTGTTCTTATAGTTACACGTAAATATAAACCTACAGTTGCTAGAAAACTCTTCGATGTTTGCACGAAGAAGTAACTGAACATCATTTGTAGTATTATCTGCTTCATCAATGATGATGACCTTAGAACCACCTGTTAAAGAAACAGTTGATGCAAAATTCTTTGCGTGATTTCTTACTGTATCTAAAAATCTACCTTCATCAGATCCATTGATTACATAATAGTCTGCACCTATCTCTTCACACAATGCTTTTGCTACTGTTGTCTTACCAATACCAGGAGGTCCGCTCAACAACAGATTAGGAATCTTACCTTGCTCTACAAATTTAGACAGCACTGATTTAATAGACTCAGGAAGAATACAATCCTCAATCTTTTTAGGTCTATATTGTTCACACCAGAGGAAATCAGTCATAAGGAGAAAGTACAAGATTGAAACTAAAAATAATTCTATCCTCTTTTGACCGATGTGGCAAGGATTGATGCATCAGTTGTGCAGGAAAGAATATCATATCACCTTCATTCATCGAAGGTGTAATCTCTTCTGGGAATCCAGTCCAAGGATCAGGAAACGGTGAGAAGAAATTTGTTGCTTTATGATCACTCCCTAGTTGTGCATAGAAGATAGCAGACCATCCGTAGATACTATGTGTATGTACTGGATGCATTTGACCTGCTGTATATTTCTGACACCAACTAGATGGAATGTCCATAGGTACAGGGAACTGATCGTATGTACCTTTTGTTGTAGGATAAAATCTACGAAACCAATTGATAGGTTCTTCTAATAATAAAAGTAAGTCATTATGATAAGGGGGTTGTAAACCTTCACCATAATACTTACAGTAGTCAGAATAAAATGGTTGATTAAATTCTGTGCAATCTGAATCAGTAAAGTCCACGAGTGATAAGAAATCTTTTTTTAGATTCTTCCACTCAGGGACTGATTTTTTAACGTAAGGTATCTGAAAGAACGTACCTGACATCATTTTACATCTGGTTCAAGTGCGATATAGTATTCGATATTATTTGCTTCAGAAACAAAATGAGATACCTTATTCTTAGCAACAGAGACAGTGTAGTCACCTGGTAGAAGTTTAAGATTCTCAACCTTAAAACAATAACAAAAATCTTCAGTAAGGTTTTCGTTTGATCCAACTGGAACTGAATATGTATTAGAAGTTTCGTTCTTCTTATCACACACTTGCAATCTAATCTCGTCTCCTTTATTAAACAAACACAAATCAGAAACTTGATATACACTTGCTGCTCTCAACAAGTCAGAAATTACATCTGTCTTGAGAGTAAAGTTAACATCAATATCAGGCATCTGAATTCCTTTATCTGGAACCTTTGCAATTACCGTAGGGTCTGAGTAGTAAAAGGTACCTTTCGATTCCGAACCTTCATCCGTAGTGATGAGTTTCTGAGGATTCGAGAAGTCGAAGACTGGATTCTCAAACAATGAGAGACTAGAAAGGAAGACACCGAGATCGTAAATCGCGACCTGTTGGGGGAACGTTTCAGTAATGTCAGCAGAAGCAAAGATGTTCTTGTTGACACTAAGTGTCCGAATCCTGCTACCTTGATCAATAACAATTGACTTGTTGATCGTGGCAAAGTTCTTAAGGATGTTTTGAGTTCTTTTAGAAAGTTTGACAATGCTCATAATAAGGATTAATGTTTATCTGTCGTAATCGACAGTGAATGCTGATGGTGACTCTGAGGTTAGTCTATTTGATTCTTCTCGTTTGTCACTAAAGTGTAGGAGTAGCATACCATAGTGGATGATCTTAACGATATCCCTACGTGCTGTTCCTTTTCTATCATAGCGTGAAGCATACTTTAGAACATTACTCCTACAAAATGCTTCAGCATCACCTACGGAATCAATAAGGTCAAGAGTCTGTACGTTGCCGACAGAGTAATGACCTTTGTAAGTGCTTGCAATGTATTCTGAGATCTCTTTTAAAATCTCGTCTTCATTGTACTTTCTCATACTACGTAACCATACTGTTCTCGAAGGATCTTTTTATAAGGTTTACCCAAATCTTTGAGTTCCTTAACAAGTAATAACTTGTTGTGTAACGCAGTATCACCGCCTAGTTTAAGGGCGGTGATTACTGTTGCTAGTTCTTCATCATTGATTGGAAGATCCATATGTTTTAATTGTACTTTAGTTTTGCGGTTCTGTCAATTCCTCTTTGTTAAGGTCGAACTCTGCATCTATTTTATCATACAATTCTAGGAATGCTTGCTTTGTCTCATCATCAAAACGATTGATGCTGTACTGAATAGCGTCTTCTTTAGAACCGAAGATTGCGAATGCCTTAACGATATGAACCAACCTACGTGTGGAGATCACTTCATCAACACCACCATCAGCAAATGTCTTACGGATGATCTGTGCCCAATCTGCAAGTCTTGCACAGAAGGAATCATCTGAACAAATTGCTTTGAGAATCTTAGTCTCAGTAACTGGTGATGGATAATCTTGCTCTAGTGTGATAGCAAATCTTTCTAGGAATGCTTCGTTAAGAACATTGGTTCCCATAAAACGACCGTCATCAGAACCCTTACCTTTGGTATTCGCAGTTGCAATAACATTGAATCCATTAGCAGGTTTTACATAGCGTCCGATCTTCTTAAGGAATACTCCTTTACCTTCAAGGATTGACTGTAGGCAGAGTATCTTATTAGATGCTAAATCAACTTCATCAAGCAATAAGACACATCCTCTTTCGAGTGCTTCGATGATAGGACCGTTATGCCAAACTGTAGAACCATTTTGGAGACGGAAACCACCGATGAGATCATCTTCATCAGTCTCGATTGTGATATTAACACGAATCAACTCCCTATTTAGTTGAGCACACGCTTGCTCTACACCGAATGTTTTACCATTACCTGATAGACCTTGAATGTAAGTAGGATAGAAAACACCTGACTTGATAATTTTCTTGACTGCATTGAAGTTACCGAATGGTACGAATGTAGGATCTTTAGTTGGAACTAGAGATACTTTATCTGTTGATTGAACAACCTGTTTCTCGAATACTTCACGTGCTTCTTCAACAGTAAGGTTCCACTTGCCGATACCGACTTTATATGTCTTGAGTCTTTTCTTGACTGTAGCAAGAGAGCAACGGAATTTATCTGCTGCTTTTAATAGATCTGCGTTACCGACTTCAGTACCTACGGAGTCCTTAAGGAAAGTTAGGATGTCTGTGGTTGTTACAGGGATTTCAGTTGTGAATGGCATTTGTTTGTTTGTTGTCTATGGTTTAATTATAGGGTAGTAATGTGACTCTGTATGCACATAGTGGACACTTATCCAACTGTCTGTGCAAAGGATGTGAGCATCTTTTTATTGTTCCTTTTGTTCTTGAACATCTTCTTGAATGCGGTACTGATCTGTCCTTTAGTAGCACCTTCATCTAGTTCATCCATTAGATCAACTTCGTCAGTGTTGTTGATAGGCATTACAAATAACTTATCATAAGGTGACTCAGTAAATTCATAGAACTTTTGCTTACGATATACTTTGATTACTTCATCGATACCGTTCTTAAAGTAACCCATATATTGTGAGAGTCTAAAGAATCCATTTGCATCACGTGGTGTTACTAAACGGAATCCTAGAAGAGATATCTGAGGGAAGTTATCCTTAAGGTTCTCAAGCATTGTATTTACTTGATCTGAAGGATTATCTTTTTTAGCATACAACTTACCTCTTTTACGGTCACGTAACTGGCAGTTGTATCCAAATGAATTTTCGAATAAACGTCCTTCGTAGATTGCTTTACGAGATGTATAGTATGAAGCACACGCACTCTCACCATCAGTAAGGACACTGATTGATACTTTCTCAGCACCAGTCTTCTTGATGAAGTGTGGAAGAACAGAATGCATTGCTGCTATTGATTCGATAAGTGGAGTGCCACTTAGACCCATAGCACCAGATGGTTGAAGGTCATACTCTCTTCCCCACCTGTTTCCACCTTTAAGGTAACTGTTGCAACCTGCATTTCTCCAGAGTCCTAGAGCAAGACGATGGAAATCTTTTTTGTTTACATCAGATGTAAGCATTTCCATTAGACAGAATCCTCTTCCGAATGATAAGTCACCTTGATTAGGATTAGTAAATCTGTCTTTATCATCTTCTTGTCTGAATCCGTGATAGTTGTATCCAAAGGCAAGAACTGTGAATGGTATCGATACTTTGTTACAGAAGTATGCTAGTTGAAGTACTTGCTTTACTGTATCCATTAAGCAATTACTCATTGAACCTGACCAGTCAAGGATGAAGATCATACCGTGATTCTTACCATCAGGTAGAACAGTTACTTTCTTGAATAGATCTTCGTTGTACTTGTACTGGAATAGTTTTGTTGTATCAAGAACTCCAGTCTTGGATGTAGATGCACGAGCATAAGCACCTGCACTCTTTCTCATTTCAAATTCTTTAACAAGATAGTTAACTTCTTTCTGAGATTCTCTATAGAACTCTTTATAGTCATTCTCTGATTTGATCAACTGTTCATTCTGACGAAGGTATGATCTTACTCTCCACTCATCAGCATTACGATCTAGATCAGATGCATCACGTGTTACGAAAGCATCTTCATTAACTTTAAGAATTTCTTTCCAGTCAATAACGAGTGTCTTAGGATCTAACCTAGGAATCTCAACATACTCTGTTTCGTAACCACCAGTCTGAACATAGTCTGCAATTTTTTTATTGAAAGTTGCATCAGTTCTTGCTTCAAGAGATGAAATACCGTGCTCATCAGAAGCACCAGATCCATTAGAACCTCCTACTGTTGCTTCAGACTTTACATCACCTTCTTTCTTATCCCAAGGTTGGTTTGGATTGATGATTTCTTGATCAGGTGTTTGCTCTACTTCTTCTTCAGTTGCTTCACCTTCTTGTGATTCTTCACCTTCACCTTCACCTTCTTGACTACCTTGCTGAGGGAAAGAGAATGGTGATTCTGGAGCATCTTCATCTTCTTCTTCAGTATCTTCTAGTTGACCTTTCATATACTCAAAGATGTCATCAGAAACTTTCAATACAGTATCAAAATCTTCAGCAGCACCTACACGATCTACTAATGCTTGCTCTTCATCTGTGAATGATACGTATGTGAAGTTACCAATCTTGAAGTATAGGTTGATCTTATCAATGAACTCAAACTTATTAGCATCACCTTCGATATCAAAAAAGTCTTGCTCGTTTAACTCTTCATATCCTCTGAAGAAAGTCTTAGGAAGACCTGCATACTTACGCTTCATTAACTTCTCGATACGAGCATCTTCTACTACGTTTATGAATGACTGTGGACAATTACATTTCTCTGTCCAATCTTCGTTAGGAGTAAAGAGTGCGTGTCCTACCTCGTGAGCAACAAGCATATCATATACATTCTCTGATGCTTTCTCCCAGATAGGAAGTGTTAGAACTCTACGCTCTACATCGAACTGTGCTGTCTCACACTTTCTGTGCTCTACAACGATGTCTTCTGTTGCAAGTAGTTTAGCAAGTGTTCCTTTGACTCCTGTGTTGATTGTCATAGTCTCTGTGTCTCGTGTATGTACATATACTAATACGAAAACCGTCCCTTGGGACGGTTCAGTAGACACTTTATCAACTGTCTACGCCTGGCACGTGCCTGAC